ATAATTAACCGTAGTTTGTGTATTTGAATTAAACGCGAATAAATTCCCTTTCTTGAATGCCTCAATTATATATAATATAAATCGTTCCGGGTCACACGGTAAATAAAATTCTACCGGGTTTCCATACTTGGTATCGTAATAAGGTTCATGATCATTTCTTAAATATAAGAATTGATAGATATTTTTTATAGTCTGTTGTGAACCCGTTTGTGAAGAGATGCTTAATTTATGATTACTGTTGTTTGTGATTTTCCTAATCAATAGAATACCACTTTTTTGTTTCAATTGAATTTCTCCATCTATAGTAGGTCCAGGCTGACGACAAACAAGATTTCCATAAATATATTTGGCTTCAGGGAATGGGTTTTGAAACCCGATATTGTCTTTATTTTGCCATTGTGATTTGTTGTCGTTGATTAATCTTTCAAAAAGATTTTTACTTATTATCGTACCATCACGTAATTGTACGCATTCGGACAGAGGAATTTCATCTAATTCAATAGCATCCTTGTATATATTTTTTTCAAAATCGATCAAATCTTTCTGAAAATCATGTATCAAGTTTCGTTTTATTTTTTTAAAAATAAAAGATCGCATTGCATCTTCCGGTGATATAGGTGTTCCAATTTTATAATTAAAAACTTTGTACCAACCGGGAAAAAATTTTTCACGAGGATGTTGTTCCATCAAAAGATAAATTTCTGAATACCGAATCGAATCGTGATAATTATTTTTTATGTTGGCAATATAATTAAATACCGTGTCTCTAGGCAATATAAATTCGTATTCTCTGTCAAAAAACGTAAAAGGCTGTAAAAAAATAATCCTGGATCCAGGAGGACAAGTAATGATTAATAAAGCATTATCATTTCCCCTCAGATATCCTAAACTATGTTCTTTACTTATAGCGGTTGATGAAAAACTCCTATTGAAAAAAATCTTATTATGTTGATGAATCACACTGGCATCTTGGATAAATTTGCTATTATCAACACCACGGTATAATTCGATGGAAGTTTTTAATGGAGGTGCCTTGAAAAAAATATTATCGATGCATTCAGCCATGATTTCTAAAAGAGTTTGTAATTCAAACTGATTAAATTTTTTTTCATCACACAATGTATTTAAATAATTATTCATTTCATTGGTCATTTCTATAAAAATCCTCGTTATTTCTGATGGATTGTTTTTATTATATACGAGTTGTTCCAAAATATGTTTGAAATGATCGTTTTGAAAAATATCAAAATGAGTGAAGGATTGCAATCGATTCTCACTTTTCCAGGCAGGTGAATTTCTCTTGATAAATATAAAATACAAAAAAGGCACGAGCAAAACGTTTAATACGAATGTTTTCTGTTCGAACCAATCATAAAAAGATTCTGCTGTAAAATTTCCTCCCGAAAGATATTTTGTAATATGACTCATTGAATTATAGGAATAAGAATATAGCAATAAAATTTCCAAGTACGACAATGTATCAGCAAACCGTGTTTGTCGGCGTATTTCTTGTTTAATGGGTTTGGGAATATCAATCCCTTGGATTTTTTGTAATTTCTTAGATGACATGTCGATTGGGAATTTAACATAACAATCTTGATTTTCAAAACATTCTGGATTATAAGTATAAGATAATTCGTACGGTGAAAAATAAAATTCAAGAAATAATTGAATTAAAATTTCATCCTCCAATGGATTCGTTGATAAAAATTGCTTTTGCTTCCGTTCCTGGTTGATCATTTTAATTTGATCGATTTGTTGTTCTTGATCGGATATAGGAATTTGGTTTGAAGATTGTATAAGTTTGGTATTTTTTTGAGCACGTTGTGACAAGGTTGGAGCAGGAGAAGGAGAAAATGTTTCACTTGTAAAGTGTGCAGGCACCACTTGTGATTGAATTTGTATGGGGGCTCCACCCCCTTGCATGAAACGAGACTCTGATAATCTACTGTGGATCCATGGATTTAATATAAATGTTCCTGCAAATCTTATAGTAGGCGAAAGTAGATCAACGATCGTCGGTAAATTATTGGGAAAAACAGTATTATATCCAAATATATCAAATTCGGTTTCATAAAATGAATTTGGCGTTAATTCACGAAAATCATCCATGAATGGTGATCTTAAAAAAAACGATTTATTATTGTTTCTTAAAAAAAAAACATAAACGCTATGATCCTTAGTAAATCGTGCAATAAAAAAATGTGAACCATAATCAGGAATAATGTAATCGTTAAATTTTTTTTTTAAAATTACATTGGGAGGTTTGAAATCATATAATTCATGTAATTTTTCAGGATTTTTTATACATTCTATATACACTTTTAAAAGTTGAGGATAAAATTTAAACAATAATAAAGAAAAATTGTTTGTGCGTCCCATTTTATTAAATTTTTTTTAAAATTTAAAAAATTGATTTAAACATATAATTTTAGTAATGTAAAAAAGAATGACAACCGAAAAAAAAGTAATTGGCATTGATCTTGGAACTACTTATAGTTGTGTTGGTACATGGGAAAACAATAGAGTCGAAATTATTACCAATGACCAGGGTAATAGGACAACGCCGAGTTGGGTCGCTTTTACGGATGAAAGATTGGTAGGCGAAGCGGCTAAAAATCAAGTGACGCAAAATCCTGAAAATACAATCTTTGATGCAAAACGATTTATCGGAAGAAAATTTACAGACAAAAATATAGATAAAGACATTAAACATTTATCTTGTAATGTGATTAATAAGAATGATAAACCATTTTTTTCTGTAAAATATAAAGAAGAAACGAAAGAATTTAGTCCTGAAGAAATTTCAGCAATGGTTCTATCCAAAATGAAATCGATTGCCGATTCATATTTAGGAACCGATGTAAAAGATTGTGTTATTACCGTCCCAGCCTATTTTAATGATGCCGCAAGACAAGCAACGAAAGATGCAGGAGTGATTGCAGGACTTAATGTATTGCGAATTATTAATGAACCAACCGCAGCAGCCATTGCTTATGGTTTGGATAAGGATACGTCAAAAGAGAAAAATATCCTTGTTTTTGATTTCGGTGGAGGAACATTTGATGTATCATTATTGAATTTGTCGGATGGCGTTTTTGAAGTGAAAGCAACAGCGGGTGATGTTCATTTAGGGGGTGAGGATTTAGATCAGATCCTTGTAGAATATTGTATAGACGAGTTTAAGAAAAAATATCGCCTCGACGTTTCAAATGAAAAACGAGCGAGACGGCGTTTGCATACCGCGTGCGAACGAGCCAAAAGAACTCTTAGTTCAAGTACGAACGCATGCATTGAAATCGATAGTCTATATCAGGGTAAGGATTTTAATATTAATCTTACCAGAGCCAAATTCGAAGCTTTGGTTGGTGATGTTCTGAGAAAAACGATCGAGCCTGTAGTACAAGTACTATCGGATGCTAAATTACAAAAATCGGATGTGGATGACATCATTTTAGTTGGTGGTAGCACTCGAATTCCTAAAGTCCAACAATTATTGAAAGAATTTTTTGGTAAAGATCCGAACACGGGTATCAATCCTGATGAATGTGTAGCATACGGGGCAACCGTACAGGCAGCCATTTTAGCAGGAATCGAGTCCGATAAAACTTCGAATCTACTATTATTGGATGTTACTCCTTTATCTATCGGTATTGAAACGGCGGGAGAGGTTTGTACTGTTATGATCCCAAGAGGAACGACAATTCCTTGCAAGAAAAAACAAACATTTAGTACATATGCTGATAATCAGACCAAATGCACCATCAAGATCCTTGAGGGGGAACGAAAAAGGAGTGCCGATAATAATGTACTTGGATCATTTGATTTAGACGGGATCCCTCCGATGCCCAGAGGTGTCCCTCAAATTTCGATTACTTATGATATTTCAGCCGATAGTATTTTGAATGTTTCAGCCATTGTAGAAAACGCATCGGGTGTATCTAAAAACTTGACAATCACGAATGATAAAAATAAATTATCTGCTGAAGAGATTGAAAAATTAATTAAAGAAGCCGAGAAATTTAAAGAAGAAGATGAGAAATTCAAATTACAAAGAGATGCTTTTAACATGTATGAAGGATTACTATACACTCAAAAATCCAATTTACCGAAAGAACAGGAAGGTATGGAAATTGTCCATAAAAAAATAGATGAAGAATTGTCATGGCTTAGTTATAATTCCAATGCACCAACGGAAGAAATTCAAGAGCGACAAACGAAATTCCAAGAATTCCTTAAAGAAAATACCAAAGATATTCCTCAACCTTCTGTGGATCCATCGGCAAATGATGTTCCAACGGGTCCAACCGTTGAGGAAGTAGATTAAATTATTTTAGTTTATTTTTTTCTCCTGATTACTTTTTTACACCAATATAAAAAATTTATATTTACCGGATTGTTTAAAAAATCATTTCTTACAATGTAAAATAAGTTTTACATTGTAACTGATCAGCCATCTGTAGCACCTCCTCCTTGACCATCTGTAACTTTCGTAGGGACTGTTTTTTTCATTAAATATTCGAATTTTTTATCTTCTAAATTGATTGTAATTCTTCCTTGATTTAATTGACATGTACATCTCCCATTCATATTACAATCCAATACATAATCTCTAGTAATTGTGACAATTGTTTTATTAGGTTCAGTATTTTTTATTATAATAGATCCAAACCCTAATTGAACGTAGGGAGTTGGATCAGGTAATTATTGGAATATAGTGCCAAGAATTTCTCCTTGAGGATTAAATAAAGCTGGATATCTTCTATTAGGATCAGAATTTAATAATTCGGGATCAAATTGATCAATTTGATCGGCAACTTCATAAGAAAGTTCTTTTATTCGAGTGCATGTCAGAAACATGTCTATTTCTGGGGATGTTGGTTGCTCCGGATCCTTTAAGTTTTCTCCTTCCATTCTATTAAATATACATTATTTTTATATTTTGTGATTATTAAGCACCATCATTGGTACAATCCACTCATGGATTTCAAAATGTGATTTTATTGCGGCTATCGTTGCTGGTGGTTCAACTATTATTTTATGATTATTAAGCATCAGTTTTCATCTTTAGATTTACAAACTTTTGATCCTCCAAATCTATGATTTTATTTCCATAAAGAGTACTACAAATACATTTACCATCATTTTTACATTCTAATTTTAATCCTAAAGTATTGGTCGTAATTTCTTTATTGGGTTCCGTATTTTTTATCCGAGAAAGAACAAATCCTAAATCACCATAGGGAGTAGGATCTGGTAATTGGATAGCAGGATCCTGATAATTAATTTTCACAATTTGACCTTCTAGAATTTCTCCTGGTATCCAAGGACTTTTAAAAGTAATATCAGTATTTTCAGCAGTTAATTGTTGTGCTTGATCCAATTGATCCGCAAGCAAATAAGAAAGATCTCTTATTTGAATACAATCTTGGTATATCGCTAATTCTTCTTCAGTAGGTATTTGCTCTTGTATGTTTAACGTTTCTTCTTCCATTCTATAAATATACCATTATTTAAATGTTTTATTAAAATTTTATACATCTCCTCATTTAGCATATGTTGAAAAAATGTATTACTTTAACGATTTAATTTTATTTATTTCGAATTAATTAATACTCGACATGTAGCCGATTATAAACAAATAAAATCGTAATTAAAGATATGTTTGTATCAAAGAATTTCTATATTTTTAGGCTTCGGCAGCGCCTCCTCCTTCTTGTCCTGGGTCAGGTCTTAAGTCAGGTTCTGGATCAGGTCCTTTCGATGCAGTTTTTTCTTTTACAAAATCCGATTTTATAATATCTCTAAGATTTATTGACCCTACCCCTATTTTTTCACAAAAACATGTATTATCATAATAACAAAATAATATATAATTATTATGATATAATTTATAGGATGTAATTGGAATTGTATCATATATATAAATAGAATTAAACCCATTGTAAGGTGTTGGATCATCTAATCGATATTCCGTATCATTGTCATTTATTTGTTGGATCTGTCCAACATCATCGAACCGTACACTTATATTTTGATAAGTCCTAGTAGGAATATTTTCATAGAGTCTTTTAGGTATTTGTTCGATAAGTTGATTTGAACGATTTCTTAATTCGATACACTCTTTTCGAAAATTACTCGCTTCTTTTACAACTTCCAATGGTGGTCTCGAAATGAATTCTTCTTCCAAAACTTCTATAATACATAAAATAATATTTATTTCAAGTTTTAAATCAGTTTATTTAAAACTTTCAAAGGCGTAATAAAAAATCTAAAAATAAGAGCCTGTGAATGGAGGAGATGGATTTTGGTAATTCTTCGTACCCGTATAGGGATTATAGAATGGATAATCATTATACATTTGAATATTTGAAATAGTCGTCGAATTTAGAAAATAATTATTTACTCCATTATTAGCAACATTATTTGTACAGATATTGTCTAATTTTAAATTTAAATCTTTTTTGGTAGGACAACATGTTTTCGACATTATTTATATATATTTAATATAAATATTTTTTTATTTAATTTAAATCCATTGCAGATATTTGTTGATATAATTCTTTTGAAGGGTTATCAGGTGGAGGAATATTATCCACGGATTTTATAGGTGCTGAAGATGAGGTATTTTTTTGCCAAAAAAATGGTTTTTTAAGATAAAAATAATTATAATAAATGAATCCAATGCATACGATTAATATAATTAAAAATAACCAAAACCATGGTTTTTTATAATAAGGAGCGCATTCCAACGTAGTCGTTGCACTATCACTCGTTGAAGAATTAGATTGTCCGGCTGTATTTGAATAATTTTCTTGAGAAGGATTCTCATTGATTTGCACAATATTATCTTCGAGTTTCTCTAAATTGGTTATTATTTCCACATCGATTTCGGTTTCAGTGTTATTTAGTTTTTTCAAAACCAGGAAATAATTCTGATATTTATTATTATTGGCTGTGATATTTCCGCTTATTTTTCCTTTTGCAACTTTCATTTCAATCTTATTTAAATCAACAGAATCCAATTGTTCTTGCGTAAGAACAATGACATGAAATTCATGCTGAGGATCTAAAGCCTGTACGATAAATTCTAATTTAAAATTAACATTTTCACCATTCAAATCAATTAATTTGGGTCTGTTTGTTAATTTGTATATTTTTGATGTCATTCTTTTTGTTGATAAAATCCACTTTTTTAAATTAAAAACTGATGAAACAAATTTTTTTTAAACAACTTTTGTACATTTATATCGACCATAAAACTAATCATAAAAAAATGATGTTACGATTTTTTTTTATGACAGATAAATGGATATTTTAAAACAAAAGTACGTTAAAAAATTGAAAACCGATATCAAGAATGAAGAAAAATGGAGAGATGAGGCCATCGAATTATTAAGACAATCTGGTATAGAAGATATTGATAATAATTCCAGCATTCGAAAATTAAATGCCAAGATATCAAAATTACAAGAAGAAATGGATAATGTAAATGATGAATCTGAAAATTTCATCAAGTTTTGCTCTAAATTAGAAAAACCAAAACCATCGGTCAAATTGGAAGAAAATAAAACATTTGTCAGAGAAGATAGATGGTCAGATATAAAAACTGAAAATGCGTTACATAGAGAATTTAATTGGATTATGAGGATTAAAAATTCATTACCCTCTTATATTAAAGAAAACCTTAAAAAAATGCCCAATAATAAGGGATATTTATGGAAAGGTATTTATTTTTTTGGACATTTGCCTGGAGATGAATCTTTACGAATGAAAACTGTTTTTGAAAAACACTATGAAAAGTTATATATTCATGAAATTAACCATGATTCTTATAAAATTTATGAAAAGTCAACGAAATATTCGAATAAAAATCTCATTTATGTCCACAATAATTAGTGATTATGGGTTTATTCGGATCATAAATTCCTAATTTTTCGGCCTTTAATAAATTTTCTTGGAATATGCGATTGAATTTTGGTGTGTGCCCAATTTCATCACATAATACATGGGATAATTCATGAATGGCGACATAAATTAACATATTAAAATCATAATATTCTTTATTATCATCTTTTAAACAAAGATATATTTTTTTTTTATTTATAGTATAACTTTTATCTCCTTCATAAAATGATATCTTGGAAACCTTTTCTTCGTGCAGGGGTTGGATCGTTTCTTTTATTATTTTTAACATTGGATCTGATTTTTGATAATGTTCTTTAATTTGCGTGTAGATAGTATATAAAATTAAACCAACTAACAAAATTATTACAAAAATATAAAAAATCGTTTCAAAAAAATAATTTTTCTTCATTTATATAATTTATATATTGAAAATTTAATATTTTCTAACAAAATAATATTTTGTTAGAAATTAAATGAATTCCGGAAAAATTATAATTATTATTTTATCTGTAATAATTGCTATTTTATTTATATGTTTAATATATTTAATCGTTTTAAATGTTAAACAAAATTTTTATATTAAAAATCAAAAAAATGAATGCGAATTTGACATTACAAAACTTGTTAATTCATGTACTCAGAGTGCAGACAGTTTTTGTATATATACTAAAGATAGTCCAAAAAATAAATTATATTTAGATGTCAAAAACAATAACCAGATCCAATTACGGATTCCCATTATTAAATATACGAGTCCGTTGATTGATACAACAACATTAAAATCTGAAGAATCTTCAGATACGATCCTCAACATATATGGGAATAAAATAGTTTTTTTTAAATACCCATTCACGGATAATACCATAGGCATAAAAAATTTAACGAATGCTAATGATCCGAGACGATTATGTCTCAATTTAGATCAAAATGTAATATTTATAACTGGACCTACCGAACCGACCATGCTAAAATTAATTTAATTAAATCTGACTGTTATCAGTGATTTCACTTAAGATTGATCCATCATCACTCATGATATGAGAAAATGATGGAGAATGTTTTCCAGAATATTCGCTCAAAGGGCTATTTTTTTTAGATGACGAAGTTTTGTCATTTTCTATTAATCGAGCAATAATATCCGATTTTTTACCTGATTTTTTTAAATTATACGCTTTGCACATTTGTTTCAAATCTTTTACAGTCATATCAGAATATTTGTTTTGTGAGTCGTTTTCACTTTTATGACTTTCAAATATCTTTTTTTGTTCGACAGTAAGATCTTTCCATCGTAAAGAAATTGTTTTCGAAATTTCTCCAAAGGTAAAATTCGGGTGTTCTTCCTTAATTTGAGGTCGAATCTTTGATGAAAAATTTTGGTACGCCGAAATCTTTCTTTTTTTTGGATTTTTATCCGCATTCCAAATTTGTAAAAGTTCCTTTTCCTCAATATCATATTTTTGAGATACGATTTTACAAAATTCGGTAATGTAGAGGTCAATATCTTTGGATATTTTTTTTAGGAGCATCGCTATAAAAAATCTGCATTAAAAAAAAGAAGATATTAATTTTTATCCATTAAATGTACTAAATAATTCTTGAAATGTATCAATTTTTTAAACAATATTCTTTAAATATTTTCATATTTATTAAAAATGAATAATACGATATTACAAAATTTAAAAGAAATAAAACAAATCATACAACAGATTGAAAATGATATACCTTCTATCAGAACGATTTATGAGAATGATAAAATAAAAATAGTTTGTATTCCTACAGGGTACAAACTCGATGAAAACAATGCTTATATCAAAGAATTATACACGGCGTGTGAACCAACCTACCCCGAATTTATTTTAAAACAATCATTGTATACCTATAGTGATGAAAATGAAATATATATATTATTGTATTGTGAAGATGTTCTGTTCAAAACCGTTGGATTTATGATTGTGAATACCGAAAATAAATATTGTTCGGATTCTTGTTTTGATTGTTTAGAAAAGGATTGTGCTTATATATTACTATTTTGTATAGATCCGCATTATCGAAGGAAAAAATTAGGTGCAATATTTATGGAAAATATTAAACAGGAGATGAAAAAACAGGGGAAAATATGTATCCGTTTAACCGCTCACGATCAAAACAATATTCGTACTTATCATCGTTATGGTTTCATCATAGAATCTTTTAATTTTGATTGTGATCATAGAATGACGCTTTATTTATGAAAAAAATACTGACAAAATTCTGAAATTGTACAGTCAATATTGATTGTTTTTTTATCAAAATCTTTAATGTTTAATCGAAAAATATCATAGTTTTTATTCGCAAGACAAGAAGATTCGTGTCTCAGAATGGGAACATTTGTACCGCATCCTATTTCTAAAACACAAAAATTATTATTTAATTTCCATTGCAAAAATTTTTCCGTTTGAAATGTATTATTTATAAAATCTCCATCTCGGTACAATTGAATATAAGGTCTCATGATTGTACCACATTCTTTACATGATTGCACGAATTCTGTTGATTCGACAATTTTTTTACACAATGTGCATTGATTTTTAAATATATTTCCGTGTATTTCGTATATATTATCTCCTTCTAAAATACCATCAATATTTGTAGTAACTACAAAACAATTAGGAGGAATCGATATTTTTGGGATTATTTTACATTGGTTTCTAAAATTTTCCATTTCTGTAAAAAATTGAATTGTATCATATTCAAAATTATCAAATGAAAATATATCATAATAATTATCTTCTTTTTTCATTTGTTCAAATGTTTTAATCCCAAATGCATTCGAAAATCCTGATCCTACCAATAATAATATTTTTTGATCCTTTATTTTTTCATCAAGTTCCTGTAGACTGATTGTATTTGTAGATTCCTCATAAATATGTGTCGTTTTTATATCCCGTAAAATTTGTTCATTAATTTCCTCCATGTGGATCTGTAAATCATACAAATACAAAATTTAAAAAAAAAAAATTTACACCACACATAAATTCCAATAAAAATTATATTATTTCATCAGTTTTACACATATGAAATTTTATAATATATTTTTGTACTCAATATAGAAATCAAAACACTAGACACCATCTGAACCAGCAATAGATCAATTTGAGTCGTAATCATATTAATGGATACAAACCAATCAAACCAGACATATAGAGTAAAAATTAAATTAATAAACATTGTTTTATGATAATCTTTAGGATCTTTTCGTATAAAAGGATTCTGAATATAGTTAATTAACCATGAATTCGTCATGTCCTGATGGATTTCACGAAATAAGGTGTTTATCATTGAAAAAATAATTAAACCAAAGTACATCAGATTATTTTGGATCCGTATACCCAGAACAATCATATTGTTCCCAGGTCCGAATCTATAAAAATCTTCATTCATTAATTTTGCATCTAAAAAAAATACTAAAAGAATGGCACCTACACAAAAAATAATGTAAATAATGGTAATATTTGAGAATAATATTAATTTATTAATCATTTTTATCGTATGCACTCAAATTTATAAAATAATTTCATTTTTTTCCCACAAAACATTTTAAAATGATAAAATTTATAAGATAAAATGAAAATCATTTATTATATTTTTGGGATTTTAATCATTTATTTTATCATGGAATTACTACATAAAAAATCCGCACATGCTGTAGATTTAAAGAAACCGGAGGATGAACGATTAGAAATTGTGTTTTTTGATAATGGAATCGGTTGTTATTGGTTTGTCAATAATGAAAATGATAATAATTTAATTTTATGTTTTCGTGGATTTCAATCATTTGTAAACGAACAATTGAATACGAGAAGGATCGAAAAATTTTTCCCCAATTATCAGATTATATATATAGATTACCCGGGGATGGGGATTTCAAAAGATTGTATTATTGTCGATTATACTATGATGATTGAAGAAATTTATAGTGTTTATCAATGTGTCAAGAGACAACAAAAATGGGATAAGATTGGATTTGTAGGTTTTCATTACGGTTCGGTGATTCAATCTCAGATATATTCATTGATTCAAAAAAATAATGACATTATGAAACCAAAGTGGATTATACAAATAAATGGTTTTTCTTCCTATGAATCGATTGTCTTATTTAAAATACCTTGGTATATACAATTGTTTACAAAAAATAGAAAAATTTATTGTTCTGAAAATTATAAAAATATCAATATTCCATTATTAATCTTTCATTCTAAAAATAATGATTCTGTGCCATTAATCGAATCTATTAAGTTACATCTTTCCTTACGATCAAAATCAAAATTTATACTATTATATGGAGATAAAAATATGACTTTATTATCCAAAGAAAATTACAAAATTATAAATGAAAATTTAAAAAATCTTTAATTTTTTTTTAAATAAAATGAATCCTATGTATGCAACCTTAAAAACGTATGATGAAATATATGATGATAACAATATGGTTGAATTATTAGATCAAACAACGGATCAATCATTCGATCCGGATATCAATAATTTTCATTTATTTGAAGCAGAACTGAATAGTAAGATACAAATTCCAGAAACCATTTCCAATGGAAACGCCCGATTATTAGTGGTCTATGATCCAATAAATGAATTATTTTATTTTGATATTAAATTGAATAATTTGCATAATATTTTATCGGGTGGTATTTATTATATAAATGATAATGATGAAATAAACGATAAAGAAATATTACTTTTATTTACGAGAACAGAACAACGAAGGATTAAAAAATCGTTTTCTCTAGAAGATATAAAATTAGAGGTAAGACAATTTTTAAAATTTTTAAAAAATGGTAATATAATAGTCATGATTAATACACAAAAATATCCTAATGGTGAGATCGGAGGGTTTTTAAATTTAATTTATTAATTTTTTATTAATTAGATTTTGATATATTTTCAATTAAATGAAAATATATCACGGTGCAAAATAGATTATAATTTTATAAATAGTACAAATCGATGAATAAATCAACCATTTCTAAACACCCTTCTATTTCATAAAAATTAGTTGAAAAATTATTGTTTAAATGATGGATATTGGAATTTAAATTTAATTGGATTAAAAATTCATCCCATAGTGAATTTTCAAGTGGAAACGGGGTATATAATTGATTATCATAAATAAAAATGACAAATTTTTTGGGTTTTAGTATATCAAACTTTTCTTTCACAAGGGTATTTAAAAAATCCCAACATTCTAAATCATAAATGATTCCATTTTTAACATAAAAGGGTTTAGATGCATTAATTTTATTATACATTTCTGAATCTGATAAACGAAACATCAATGTGTTTTGATTGATCAATATGAGTTTACCAAAAATTTCATCATATCGGATTGATATTTCGTTAATGTTAAATTCAAATTGTATAAATAAATTTAATCTCGTTTTTTTTTGAAATATAATAGGTCTTGGAATAATATTTTTTTTATTGGTCGTTGCGAAATACAATTCCTTAAAATTAATATTAATCTTATCGCTCATCTGTTTTTGATCAGAATTTTCTAAATGTACAAGACATTGATTATTTTCGATTTCACATTTTGCATTCGTAATTATACAATGCTGAAAGTTATCATTGCAGAAAACAAAATCGCCTAATTTAATTTTATCAAAATCTTTGACTAAAGTATTTAATAATTCTAAAACATCATTTATAAAATACCATTCTATTTCTTCTGATAATTCACAAATTATTATAGATATCATAATTGAAAACGATACATCATTATAAAATTCAGGATGGACATTCATCAAATTTTCATATAAATATTTCACTTGATCTTTATTTAATTTTAATTTATCATGTAAAACATCATTTATGGTCAATTTACACAATCCTTCATTTTTGAATATTTTTATTTTATTTTTTAAAGTCATTATCTGATCAATACTTTCTGCTTCTAAAATTTCAAGAATTGAATTTATAATTTTTTTGGAAAAATGATTATTTACATTTTGCAATTGACATTTATAACTCTTTATTTTATACGAATCAATTAGATGATTTAATCGAGTCATAAATTTTTTTTCAAATCTATAAAATGTTGAAGGAAGATAAGTATCTTCATATTTTGTATTACTAACCGTTGATTTATTAAAATTTTCATCCAGGATTAATATTTTTTCATTAGGAAATAATATTTTCAATTTATTTGCTAGATAACAACCCGTTATTCCTCCTCCGATAATCACATGATCATAATAAATGTTGTAATCTTTCACTTGATAAAAATAATCTAAATTGGCAAGCGCCGATAATTTTATTTCATCAGTCTCCTTTATACAGTTTATTATTTTTTGATTACAAATGTTGTATATATATCTGAATTTTATTTCATAGATAGAATCATTAGTTAATATTTCGTTGAAAAAAATGGAAAATGGAATATAATTAAAACCAAAAAATCCTCTATGTAGACCATATGAATTCAAACATATGACTTCCTTCTTTATGAAATCTATTGCTAGTAACCCTAGAGAATGATCCATAGTATT